ATCCATTCAAAACGACTATCAAAGGCATCAAAAATCTTGCCAATGTCCGTATGACAGTGAGACAGATACAAAGTAAGTTATTTGAACGAGGTATTATTAGTGATGCCGAAGAACAAGTACTTAAACGCTATACTGATTATGGTAAGATTGATCAAAAAGAACCTGTTTGAAGCAGGTTTTTTTGTGTTATACTAAATAAACATAGCAATACAGGAATTACATTGAAAGGAAATAAAAATGGCATTAATTGTACCTATTAGTTGCAAAAGTAATATTAAAGAAATAAGAAGTAATAAAGAAGAAGAGGTTGGCACCTCCGGCCCTCTTGGCCTCGCTTCGCTCTCAGGGACTTCGTCCCCACTGCCTTTGCCTGCGGCAAATGAGTGCAAAGCCATAAGGCTAGAGATAATGTCAGAGAGACCCGCGATCACCCGCCCACAATTAACCTACATGCGACTTAGTATGTTGCATCCACGAGCCACAGACAATGATGGCACACGCTATACACGCCTGGCATTTAATATGGATATGAGTGTAAACAGCAACACTGATTTCTTAAAACTTAAATGGCGTTTAACTAACAAGCGTAGCGAATACTATACAAATTTACCTTCAGGTTGGGAACAAGATCCAGCCCTAAACTCTGCTTGGGAACGGTATAATGATTTAGATACAGCTTGGATTGGCAAAGCCTGTTATCGCAAAACTAGTCGCACAGGTGGAATGAAACTAAAAATGGTTCCATTAACCAGTATGGTAGCTTGGATGTCAGGTGATGATATGCATTATCATTTATGGATTGAAGATGCAGAAGTTGAGGGCAAGATCACCTGGAATGAAATGAAACACTATGCGGGCTACAGCGAACCCATACGCAATATGCAACCTACAGAATACAAAATCTTAAAGGTTTAATATGAAGAAAATGCTTACATTAGCGGATTGTCCACGACATAAATGGGGCGAGCAATCAGACAAATACATGCGTATGCCTTGGGGTAAACACAAAGGCAAATGGATTAGTGAATTACCCACAGATTATATTAAATGGTGTTTATTAAATTATAAAACTGAATTTGGATTATTAGAAGTAATGAAAGAAGAATTGTTACGCAGAGAACCACAATTGAAAAGGAAATGAAAATGGCTAAATTCAAATACAAAACAACTAAACAAATGCAACCCAGAGAAGGGGTTAAGTATGCCACTGAGTACTACAAACAAACACCCAAAGAATATACTCGTCTAGATGAGCATGTAAGACGAACTATGGAAACAGTAGTGTTAGCCGCTGATAGGGATGGCATGCTAGATGAACTAGATAAACCACTAACAGGATTTCCTCGTACTAATCGACGACCCAATTACTCAGCTATGGATATTATGCAGGACATGTTAGATCAACTGGATCATCAAAAGGATGTACCTAGTGGTATACTAGGACGCTGGAATAGACTATTTGAAGAAAATGATGACTTCCGCATAGACATGGAAGAAGACCGCCCGCCAAACCCAGTATTTAATGAACTGTTTTACAAATAGAAAGAGCCCGGACTTATGACGGATCCGGGCTCAGTGTAGCAACAGGAAATTAGGGAAATGGCGGTAACCCCAGGAAAGTTTCTACACAAGTATTTAGTATAAGCTAATTCCTACCGCTAGTCAACATAACAGCCGTAAATATGGGTATGTTGATTACCATTTACCACAGAACACGCCACGGACTTAAAAAAGTCAATGAATACTACTGGTGGCGTGTGCCACAGACAAAAGAAATGACTGATGAAGAACGAGCTGAACTAGGTGGTTCATCAGCTAGAATTCCCTGCCCAGGCTGTGGCAAAACAATGACTAGACAAAACATACGCTATAGCCATCAATGCCCGGGAACACTGACCGAACATCCTGTAGTGCCAGGTCGCTTGCCTATATTGAGCCAAAAGTCGGAAAGAGAACAACGACTATTGGAATACTTAAGAAACAATCCTAATGCACAAGTGGGCAACACAAGTTTGACACGACTAGCAAAGAAGTATAATATATAACTGTATTACGCTTTGTTCTTCAAACACCCAGAAATCTCCTGACAGTGAATGGGTGGGAAATACCCTGGTAATGGTGCTGGGGTATTTTTTTGACTATAAGTATTAGATGAAACCCAAACCAATACCAGGCGTAGTTAGAGTTCATGCACCAGCATATGAACATGATCGGTTTGTAGGCAATGTGGAAGTTGGTTTGGCCATTGTGGACATTGAGTTATTTTATAGGCATGCTTGTGATCATATTGATATGGTTGAGATGCGTAGAATTTGGTGTTTGCGTAATCCCAAGCCCTAGCATACGAAAATGGGCCAGCAACTTGAAAGATTCAAGATTTTTCCAGTATAAATAAACATATGGAACAGAAAAAGAAACCCTCAGGCCACGGTGGAGCACGCCCTGGCGCTGGTAGACCAAAAGGATCAGTTGATAAGGTCAGTATCAACAGTTTATTGTCTGCGATTGATCAATCATCCGGTCAACCTTATGTAGAATTGTTGGCCGAAGACTTTGTTCATGCTCGAGCAAATGATCGCCATCTTGCACAAAAGTATCACAATTTAATCTTAAGCAAGGTTGCCGCAACACTAACTGCGGTAGAAACAACCGAGTCAGAAGACGCTGTCGAGGCTAAGAAGGCAGCCTTTACAGAAGCACTACAAGCCTTGGCTAGCGTAAAGCGATAATGATTAAAACACCTACACCTAGAGAACCCGCAAGCCAAGCTGGTAGCATAGTAGCACATTCTGCCGCTAACGAACGACGCAGTAGACATTACCATGCCCGGATCATTGGACAGGATTTGAAGAAGCTGAAACGGATGAATCCTTCAGCTGATCAAACTATGACAAGACCGGGGTTGGTTACAAGTAAGGCCACAGGCGGTTGATTTATAAGAGCTAAATAATCATATGCCATTAATTAAAAGTACAAGCAAACAGGCATTCCAAAAGAATGTTCGAACTGAAATAGCCGCAGGCAAGCCACCAAAGCAAGCTGTTGCTATAGCCTACAGTGAAAAGCGTGATGCCGCTAAGAAACATGAACACCACAGTGATCATAGTTCACGGCGTTCAAAACACTATCATGAGGTAGTGGTTGGTAAGACCATGCGAGGACCAACAAAGGCAACTGTACGCCGTGGTACTATAAGCAATGATGAAGTATGAAAACTAGTCGAACCGTCATTCCACCCATGAAAGGTGTTTATACAATGAACCCAACAAAGATGGTAATGAAGTCTGGTAGCCAGGCAAGTAGACGAGCCGTAACAGAAGATGTACCAGGCTTTAAGAAAGTTAAGAAACCTAAGATAGGAAAAACAAAATGAAACAAGCAAGAGATCAAAAAGATCAAAGTTTAGACTTTAATGGTCAAGCTGGTACAGGTGTCAATCGTGCGGCAAACAAGTACGCTGGTAACCAATCAGGCTTAACCGCTCGAGAAAACTATGGTCACAAAACCTTTAAGGGCAATGCAAGCGACTCAGGTATTGAGCGTGGCATTGGTCCATCAGTAACCCGAGACAAACAAAAGCAAACTATCGCTACTGCTAGTCAAGGCAAGAACATTGGTTCAGGCTATCACTGCCCTCCAGTTGGTAACCCAGACAAAATTAATGTAGGAAGCTGATCATGAGTTTAGTCATTACCGGTAACAGTATTAGCGTATCAGCAGGACCAATTGTAACTGTTTCTAACCTTGGTGTTAAAACAAATACATTTCGTTTCTTAAATGCCAACGCAACTGGTTACAGTTATGTTGGTGTATTCTCAAATTATGCTGATGCAGTTGCAATGAACCATCCAGACACATCTGGAACAACTGGTTTAGCTATTCCTTTAGCTCCAACCACATCGGCAATTGTTACAGGCAACTTTGGTCCACAACAGTTGTCAGAACAGGCCAATGTTTATGTGTCAATTATCACAGCTGGTAGTTCTGGACAAGCAGTTATAGCAACACCATTAGCTCCTGGATCTAACTAAAATGAAAGACGCAATGAAAAAGCATGGCAAGTGGATTGCCGAAGCAATTAAACAGCCAGGTGCATTACGCCGGGAACTAGGCGTCAAAGCTGGTGAAAAGATTCCAGCAAAGAAACTAGCCAAGGCAGCTAAGGCTCCTGGTAAGTTAGGTCAGCGTGCCAGACTTGCTGAAACATTGAGAGGATTTAAGAAATGATGAATAACCCAAAAACAAAATTAACCAAGGCCAAGATTGAAAAAGAAAAAGATACAACTGGCCCAAGTCGTATCAGCACAGCTAATCCATACCGTAAAGACAATGTCAATGTGGCAATGGGTCCACGCATGGGTAATGAAGGTACTCCTGCCAAGCGTCGTGAATTTACAGCGGCCAAAGTCACTCGTGAACCTTTAGCAGATATGATTGTAGATGCATTTGCTGGTCGTGGTCGTGATGACAAAGAAACATTCAAGCCTGGTTTAGAATCAGTTAGTGCTAACACCCGAGCTAAGTTTAAGTAAATACTCTTGTAATTAAAACAACAAGATTTCTAACAAGGTTTGGTCATTGTCCTCAACAATGCCCACCATTTTATTGAAAAGGAAAAGAAATGAAAAAACCCGCAGAAGTAAAACCATCAGTATGGGACGACCTTGAAACACCAGCACCTAAAGAGTCCGCGCCCCAAGCAACAGATACCCCAAAAGCACCTAAAGCGGCGACGCCTGTTCAAGCTCAACTACCAGCATTGGCTGCGAAGCCTGTTGCGACAGGCCTAGAGTTTGATCTAGATGGTCTACAAACAGACTTCCCAACAGCTACAGAATTACAAAAGTTTGTCTATGATCAGACTGGCGTAACACTCAACTTAAAAGGTCGTAGCAACAAGGTCAAGTATCAGATTGCCTTGGATGTGCTTAATGGTATTATTCCTCCACAAGAAGTACTAGGCTCAGAGAATCCTTACCTAGACAAGAACGATCTAATTCCAACAGAACCCCTTCGAGATGTACCAGCCCGTGATCCAGAAATTGAACATGCTGGTCCAGAGGTCACACGCTTTACAACCAACAGCTTCCCACATCCTGATCCAGAATGGAAAGCCAATGATCAGAAATGTCAAGTAACATTCCGCAAGTATGTTAATGGTATTATCAGTTATGAAATCCTAGGCCCAATTAGCCAACGAGCCATTGGTACCAAGGTCAACAAGTATGGCCGTGAAGTACCAGAGCGTATTGTCTGGATTGATTGCCGTACTGGTGAACAAGTTATTCGCCGTGCCAATGGTTCATTAACACCCTTAGGTACCAAACTAAAATCATTCATGACTCGTCAGCGTGTTAACAAAGGCAACCAATGGGATACTTGGATTGATCGTGATTTCGTTGTTGGTGATAGCTTGATCAATGACAATCCGTGGAGTGTCTAATTGCTTGATCGTCAAGACATTGCTAGTCGACAAACACAAGATGTCAAGATACTACAAAAGGTAAACGCACACCATCGTGATGCGTTTGCCACCAAGTATCCTGGACAGGTAGAACATTGCCTACGCTTGACTATGGAACGCTTACAAGCTGGCCTAGACAAGCGTGATGGCTGTGATATTACTGATCCCAACACATGGCGTATGTCAACATTAGAACTCAAGGACTTGGCCGATACTGCTTATCGTCTAAATGAAATCCGAAAAGGTTTCTAATGCTAGATCCATCAGTGTTAATGCGTCGTGCCATTCGCTATGTATGCGATGTGCATTCAATCTCTACCGATATCTTTCAAGTATCAGGTGATATTCAAGAACAGTTTCAAGACTATGTTATTACTGTGCGTGATGACATGGAGTACAATCAATTAAAATACTTTAGACCATTTGAACATCAACTAAAGTTTTTTGCTACTGGTGAGTCAAATCGCCGCGGCATCTTGGCTGCCAACCGAATTGGTAAAACAGTTAGTACCTGCTATGAAACTGCCATGCACTTGACTGGCCTATATCCTGAATGGTGGCAGGGCAAGCGTTATGCCAAACCTGTTACAGCAATGGTCGCAGGCGAAGGTTGGGAACAGGTTGCTCGAGTACTGCAACAAGAATTGCTAGGCACACAGGATGTCAAGATACAAAACAACCTGGGAACTGGTGCCATTCCTCGTGATTCGATTGTGTTTGAAACTATGCGTAATGATGGTGCTAACTGTTTAGGCTGTGAAATAAGACACACAAGTGGTACCAACAGTTATTTGCTGTTTGCCAACTACACACAAGAAGTTCGTCAGATGCAGGGTTTCAAACTTAACCTAGCTGTGTTTGATGAACAACCACCTGATGATTTCTTTAGTGAGATTGTT